TATCTCGTCTCCACGCATCAGCATTAAGAGGATTACCAGCCCAAGACCAGGTTGCTCTTTGCGGTTTGTGTTCGCTACCAGCACCCTCTACAACATTAAGCATGACAATTCGTTCTTTATGACTGAAAATTATCAAAGCTGATTTTATTAAATCTGTAGCAACAGCACCATATTTTAAACTCGTATCGTCGGCTATAGGATCACGTATAACAGAGCCGTCATAATAACGAATTCCATTTATAGGAAAAGCACCAGTAGCATCATATACAGTATTATCCGTTATCCATAATTTATCATTATACGGCCATGTCCATACAAGATTCGTGCTATTCCATAGATCATAATTAACACCACCCTGAGCAGTAATATTTTGAAAATATTGATGAGTAGTATCCCATTTGCTCATGCGAGTATCTTGGAATCCTACAAGAAGATTGCTGCCAGTATAACGATCAAATTGATAAACTCCTCTGGTGTCTTCGTCGATTTCGTAGTTGTAATTAATTGTAACAGTGCAAAGTGCCTCTAGCGTTGTGAAACCTGCTGACGTTATAACTCCACTTTCATAATCAATAGTTCCAGCGCCAGCAACATCTCCAATAAAACCACCTTCACCATCATCATAGATAGTATACGGAGTAGCTACGCAACCATTAGATACCGACACACTTCCTGGTATTACAGGCGTATTTACACATGTATGATCGAAATATTGTATAGTGCCGTTAATTATACCTTCCGCAGCAACATATTTTCCAAGTTGACCATAAACACTCTGTCCAGCACGTTTCCGCAATATTCCCCTTCTAAGCATGAAATTACTTAAAATGTTAAAAGCATCCGCTGGAGTTTTCCAGGGATCGGTAGCTAGGTTGAGACCAGAGCGGAAATCGTACACGGCGAACGGCTGAAATGTCATTTATCATACTCCAATTTTTTATTGCTTACATTTAAAAGCACCTGCTCAGTATTACGCTTTAAGCTCTTCAAATCTGTACCATGAGACAGCATGAAATTCTGAGTCTCTTTCTTCAAAACATCAACAGTATTGCGTATCTCTCCAACCAATTGCTTCACACCCATAGTGTTATTGTGGTCATCCATCTGCATGAATAGCGAACGTACTGGAGCGCAATCCTCAATAACAGCAGGTTGATTTTTCTCGGCACATGACCAAATCGTTTCTCTGTAAAAAGGACATACCTTGCCATCTTTATTGTGCTGTTCCCAGAAAATACACTTCTCTTTTAAACACGTCCCTTCCATCTTAACCTCAATTTTTAGTGGCTAAAACACAGACCCTGCCAGCAGGTCTCCACGTAGCACCATCACTATGACCTTCACCATCACCAGTAGAACCTGTAACTGTTAATGCGGTTATTCCTGTAACAATTGAACTACCATTAGTTCTTCGGCTGGCTGTTATATTAGCTAATGTATGTGTATGCGTATGCGCAGGTATCTCTGCTATCGTTAATATATGTTCTGGCACAGTCCAACTTCCTGCTAAAGTTGCACCTGCCGTATACGTACTACCACCCTTAACAGCAATAAGAGTATCTCCAGCATCGCTTACTTCTGTCCACCCAACAGGAGGCGCTGCCATGTAAAATAACATCGGTACAGCATTATAAAGAGGAAATAACTCTGGTATATTAGTGCCAGCAGCTAAACGAGCAGCTCCAAGAACAGCTTCCAATGCAGCATTATTATCTCTGATCTTTCCAGCAGAGACAAGAAAATCTGTTGCTGATGAAGGTTCTAACGGTTCCCATGCCATAATTAACTCTTACTTAAATGTTTAGTCTTTCGTGCATATAATTCCTATCCGTGCTGCTGGCCGAAAGAGCAAACCGTGATTATGCGCCCCGTCACCCCCAGTGCTACTAGTCGCTGTGCCTGTAGTTACACTTGTGACACATGCCCCTCCAGCAGTTCTTCGTCTATTCTCAGGATCATTAGGTTTAGTATACGTATGTGTATGAGCAGGTAACTCAGCAGTAAGAAGAACATGGTCAGGTAATTGCCATGACCCTGCGCCAGCGCCACCAGTAATATATGTAGCCCCACCTTTAATCGATAACAACGTATCTCCTAACGCAGCAACCTCTGTCCATCCAACAGGCGCAGCATCCAAATAAAACCACATTGCCGACGTTCCACCAGTAGGTATATAGTCGGGTATCGCAGTTCCAGCGGCAAGTCTAGCGGTACCACAAACAGCTTCTAACTGTACGTTGTTCTCACGAATATACGCGGCACCCACTGGAACATCAGTTGCGTCTGCTGGTTCAACAACTCTCCAAATAGCCATAATTCACCACCTTAAAATTTGCATAATGGTCTTTTAGAGGAATTCTGAAATACTATCCTTTTCTTTAGATATAGTTTCTCCCTCTCGTACCAACTACGTACTTGTTGTAACCTGTCATCTTCCCCTGTCCCTTCCAGAATATTTACCGACGTACCGTGAGCAATAACAGATCCCCACTCCTCATACTCCCTGCCATTAGCGGTAGGTAGTTGCGTTGGAGTAGAAAATGTAGTAGGACGTATAATACAGGGCATCTTAATGTAATAAGTGTCATCAGGAATCGGTATCGTCCTTATCTGGCCAGAATCTATTAAAAAATCAGTAGGTTCATTCTCATCAGTAGTACTCTTAGGAGGCCATGTCAAATAAAATAAATTGGCATCCATCCATACAGTGCCAGCGTCTCCGATAACATCCGTATCCGCAATATAAACAGTACCATCAAAAGCAACGACAACATCCTGATCTATAGTATATAAATCAGTACTTGCTGCCGTTTCAAATTCATACATATCATGCAATTCATGCGGATTGACTTCTTGTGGGAATTTATAAAAAAAATACTGATTAATCTTATTCCCAAGTTCTTCATCACTCAATTGGTTAATACTACGTTTCATAGTCAAACCGCGAACTTCAGATTTTATTATGTCAAAATCCCATAAATTAGCCATATAAACACCTAATAATTAAACTCTTATGTTGTCCATCTTATGTCCCCATTCAGACTGGTTCGGTATGTCAGTCTTAGGATCAAATTCCTTCTCGAATGTCTCCAGCACCGTCGCTGAACAACGAGGTATAGTGCCGACAACTTTTAATTTAGCTGCACGGTCTCCAGGTTCTCTTACCATCGCTCTGTCAGGATATTTGCGCGTATTGATGTGGTCGGCTATCTCCTTCAAAACAACATACTCTTGTCCATCCTTAAAAGAATAACGAATACATTGCTTCGTGAAACTAAGCATTCCGCCTGGTTCTTCTTGATAGTGAAATTGTATCTTGCACATCTTTACAAGTTTGCCAGCCTTACGTAGAACTTCATTATCCTTCTCTTTAGCAAGTTCAGTCTTGAATTTCTCGAATGCCTGCTTCTCTTCTTCCAGCATTATCTTGTATTCTTCTGTCATCTTTTCTTTTTCAGCCATCAATTCCTGAAGCTTTGTCTCTTCCGCTTCCAAGTCTTTTTTGCTGACTTCTTTTTCTTTGACCATAATATTTACCTCAATTACCTCAATTTAAATAAATCCCCCCACCGAAGTAGGGGGAAATGACTATCGTAAGTCGTTGATTATCATCAACCTACATCACCCAAGTTAACAAATTGATCGTCTTGATAACAAGTGACTTCAATCCATGAATCGTTAGCGCCCATAATTACGGTCCCGAGGGTAACCCCATCGTAACCTTCGTTATCTACTACAAGGTCAAGAGCGTAAGCGTTTCCACCAGAAACATAAGCATCGTATCCCGTCGAATTGACGTTGTCACCCTGCAATGTCTGTAGTGAAAATGTGTCAACGCCGATGATGGTTGCCTTGAAGATGATATTATTCAAGGATGTCATTCCCACGACATCTTTGATTCTTACCTTTACAATATCTCCAGCATCACCAAAACCATGGGCTGTAGCAGTAACAACACAAGGAGAAGCCTGTGTCGCACCCGCAATAGCATCTTGGTTATCGGTAAATGCAGATGCACTGTAAGGAGTGAATCCGTTAGCGTTAGTGATAACACGGTTAGCCGTGTTATCTTCGCATACACCAGTAAGGGCGTAAGCGTCTGTCATCATCTTATTCCAATGATGTTCGACTTTCTTGGTGTCTGTACCAAATTCAGTGTGGTTAAAGACATCAATACGGTCAGATACAAACCCAACGTCTAGGTTGTATGCAGCAGCTCCACTTTGGAGCCAAAAAGTCTTAGAATACATAAGTGCCTCCTATTAAGCAGTGTGGGTGCATAAAAGTTCTGTAACCCAGTTGTCGTTCAAAATCAATGAGCCATATCCCATAGCCTTCCAGCCATGTGTGGCTATCTGCTTCAATGGGTCTGCTGTTCCAGCGGAACCAAAGTCCTGGAACTCTGTAGATACGCTTCCAGCAATATCAACGGTAACGTATGAGTTCTTAGCGATAACAAAAGCACTGTAATAACTAGTAGTAGCATCATAATATCCCAAAGATGAAAGCATCCAACGTACATAGTCAGTAGAACCATATTCAGCAGGATGTAAACCTTTTGGCATCGGATATTCTGATTTCTTCTGAAAACCAGCAATATCAGCAATGTCATCCATCATCGAAACAGAGGACAATGCCCAGAAAGTCTCTGGCAATGGCGCTGTACCAAATTTATTAACACCTTCTTGCATAGCATTGAAAGGTCGTCCGTCGTTCTCCATAAGAGTTTTAACGACTTTGCGGATGTCTTTTCTGCTTAAGTCTGTAGCTACTAAAGCTCCGTACTCGCATGTGTAACTGGAAGCTGTTGCCGCCAATACATCACGGGTTAGGATATCTAAACTACGTCCCATTTGCTCACCAAGAAGTTGTGTGCTTTCATTAAGCACAGGATCTTCTAAAGTGTA